CCCGCCGTTGTGTACAAGTAAAGGACGAACCCGACAAAAGTCTCCATCCTACTTTCCCGTTATCTGTAAATGCCGCTGGGCATCTTTTAATTTCTCGACTGCGCTGCGAACTTCCATCATGTCTGTTTGAAGGCGTGTGATGTTGACAGAATTATTAGCACGGCTCTCCACTTTAAGCCCCAGCTTCTCCAGTTGGCCCGAAACATATTCAATCAACATGAACGCTTCCTTGACGGCTGGGGATTGAGGTCGCTCAATGCGGAAGGTTGTGTTCTTGTCAATGTCGAGCCTCAACGATGCAACATGGTTTGTGATGTCTCGTTCTTGCAAAGCAGCTTTCGTTTCTAATCTATTTAGCCGTTCTTGAAGCTGGAAATACGAGTAGGTAAATACTGACACTAATCCGATTAGAGACAGAACGGTCTTAAAAGGCATCTGGACGTTTGTGCTGTCGGATATCTTTGTCGTCATCGAATTGGCCCTTGGTCATAAGCCGTCAGCAACATCCAACCAATTCCCATTGTAACAATAACTAAGAAAGAAAACTTGAGGGCCTCAAGACCTAGTTTTTTCAAACGCTCTCGCTTTTCTTCATCGTCAATCTTTCGTTGAGCTTCACGTTCTCGCTTCTGCTTAATCTTCAATGCCTGTATGCGCGACTGTTCGCGCTTTATATTCTCCCACATTGTTGGTTCGCCAGCAGGGGTTGGAAACTTCTGGTTCAATTCCCATTCCAAGTCAGAAATATGATCTGAAAGTTGGCGTCGGTGGATCATCAGGTCAATGGCTTCTTGCAAAGATTCGTCTGGTTTTATCTCGCCGCTCGCAACGCCTTCTTTGTGCGATTTCTGAGCTTGATACGCCTTGTTCGCTTCACGACTGTGGTGAAATAAATCGCTGATATGGTGGCTAATACTGCTAATATCGTCAGCGGTATCCAGCGCCTCCCTAATTGCGGTTATGGAGGATTGGGCAGCTTTGAAGGCTGCAACTCCAGCCGCTATTGTTAGAGGGTCCACTCACAATCTCCTCTATGGCTTCGTCGGCCAAGGATCGCTTACACCTTTTTTCTCTGCATTGAAGTCCCACCATTGAGTCTGAAACTTTACAGGATCAGAGTTATCTTTAGGTACATCACGCAGGGCTTGCCGATACGTTTTCATATTATCTGCCAAAGTTACATCAGAAAGTGCATAAAAATCTGTAGCAACTAAGCGGCTATCGCGTTCCTGTCGAATGGATGCCCAAGCACGATCTGCTGCACCCTTCTCCCATTCTTCTTCACGGGCAACGCACTCGTCTATTTCTGCTTCAGTGAGTTCTACACGCTCACCGTTTACCATCTTGTGGGTGTAGTCTTCTCTAGCCATTTTTAACTCCTAATTTGCTAAAATGTATTGAAGGATGCGTCCATCAACAAACTTTGTACTATCTTCAGTATCAAATTTTATTGCGGTACAAGGATTGCTGTCCCACGTTGACCCGTCCGACATTCCTGCGCCAGTGATGACGGCTGAATTTCCTGAACTTGTAAAAAGACCGCCATGATAATGGATTGTCGGATAGGCTTGAGTATGATTTCCTGTGCCAGTACGCAAAATTAATTCCATGTACATGATGCCAGCATGACACGCATTGCGAGTGCCGCCGTGAAGTGTCTGACCAGAGCCAGCAATCGGTATAAAATTTAGCGTTCCACTACTTGCATCAAGGTTGTTACCGCCACTATCTCGACCTACTTGGGAATAATAATGGTCAGTCCCAGACGTATACCAAGTGGTAGACCCATAACCAAAGATAGCGTGGACAACCTTGCCCGTGGCACTTAACTCAATGTCTTCAAGAATAAATTTGTAAACTTTGCCAGCGGTTAATCCTGTGTACTCAATAGGATCAGTGCCAGCAGAGCCATCCCAAAATGAACTTGTCGTGGATAGGTGCGTCCAAGACCCCCCTCCAGCCAAATCAAGAACGCCCTGCACAGTGTCCTTTTTTGAAACATTCGACCCTCCAACGTCGGAGAAGGTAAGTATATCGCTGGCAGTAATTGTGTGGTCTGACAGATGCGACTGCTCATCGACTACCTGTGAACCAAACATACGCCTGTCTAATGTTGTTTGTGCCATCTATCTACTCCTAACTATTACTAATGCCATATGCATAAATTTTTCCAGCACTGTAATTTCCAGAGCTTCTGTAAAACTTAATCGCGTTGACAATCGTGCCAGTATCTAAACGACCACCACTAGCCCGTCCAGTTTCATAGCCAGTGGCATCCTCTAATCCCCAACTTTGGAAAATAACCACTGCACCAGTTGCAGATTTTCCTTTTCTATGGAGATAGAGCCAACCAGCCCGGTATGAAGAACCAGCATAGGTGGCACTAAGATCGATGCTACTGTCAGTTCGATGATATGGATTAGAGATAGAACCGTTAGATGGAAAATTCACTCCTGACCAAGCGTAGCCAGATGATTCGTAGCTAGAGCCATTATCGTCGCTCATAACAATTCGGTCATTTGCTGATGCACTTCCAACTAGTCCCTCATATCGGAAGAAGTAAGTGTCGTACGTTGTAAGGCCAGTAAACTCAGCCGATCCTCCTGACAATGTAACGCTACTCACAAAATTAAGTGATCCACCTCCAGCCGCTACCCACTCTGGGGCAGTAGCTCCTGAGTTCATTGCCAAAACCTGTGTAGCTGTTCCTTTGGCTAATCGAACATAGTCAGTACCGTTGTAGTAAAGAACGTCACCAGCAGCGTCAGACCCCATTGCGATCTTCGCACCAGTAACATTATTGTCTGCTATCTTCGCAGTAGTCACTTGATTGTCTGCTATCTTACTTGTGACAATAGAGTTATCCTCAATCACAGGGGCATTGCCAGCATCGTGGATAATCAGGCTAAAGACTTCCACACCTGATGTAACGCTGGAGGTTGTCGTAATAGCTGTGCCTGAGACAGTGTAATCTGTTGAGGGCTTCTGAATTATACCCCCGATACTTAGTAGCACTGAATTGGTTGAGGCTGATTTATCTAACGTGAAACTTGTGCCACCACCTGTACCGTGGTTTTTGAAGGTTACGCCAGAGTTCCCAGCAAAGTTTAAAAAGTTACTCATAGTTTACCTCGCTCTGTAGCAATCTCTTCTTCTTTGTTTTTTAGCCAATCACTATCCGTACCAAGGATTGCTTCACGGGTGCGACGAGGAGTAATCTCAGATTCAAGAGTATATATTTTTAACAAAATTGCTTTACGTTCCTCGGCTGCATCAGACGTAGATTTGTCAAAGGTTAATGTTTTCTTATCTGCATCAACAACCCAATAGTCCATACCGCCATCTGGCTTGTCAGCAACAAATCCACCATATGCAGAAACGTGTGCATCAGCGTCTGACTGTGATGAAAAATCTTTGTATTTTGTGATCTTGTTATTGGCGTGACTTACAACCGCAATGTGATTTTCCATGATCTACCTACATATACATGATGTTGATTGAGCCGCCGTCAAAAGCGTTACTGCCTGTTGGTTTAATCAGGACTTGCGTAAGCTCCGCTGACAGGGACTTATCGCCACCACCAGCGGCGGCACGACTTGTCGAGTATTTGACTGAGTGACTTGAAATCCAAGTATAGTTTGACGAATCTTTAAGCACTAAGGTCATGGTTCCAGACAAAGTTCCAGAAGCATCCTCAGACGAAACAATATAACCAGCCGTACTGGTATTCATTGTACCCGTCGATCCGCTTTGAATTTCTGGGCTACTGCTCACATAACTACTTGTTTCAACTCCCCCAGCATCACCGATTTGCACCAGAATATCATCAGTGCCGTTGGTGCTGACCGCCTCAAAAGCTATGAAAATAAGTTTAGTTCCAGCAGGAATGCTCCCAAATGTAATAGACGTTCCTGACCCGGTTGCTTGCTCTGTGCCAAGGGTAAACCCGGCAGCAGACCACGCATTGTCACCCCTTAGAAACGTACTAGACGAGGCTGTGCCAGAGGCGTTGATAAGTGCAGACGCACTGGGTTTAGTTGCTGCCATTTCTTAATCTCCCTTGGGGTTGTCGTTTTTGACTTTGGCAATGGCTGCGTACCAAGT